ACCAAAACCACATGATATTTATAATAAATTAAAAACAAATTTACAAAACATGGCAGAATCAATTATCTCTCCAGGAGTATATACAAGAGAAAACGACATCTCTTATATCACACCAGCACCAATCCAGGCAGGAGCAGCATTTGTTGGACCAACAGTTAAAGGGCCGGACAACCAGCCTCTTATCGTTACATCATATAGTGACTACGTAAGAAAGTTTGGTGAAATCTTTTTATCAGGTTCCACTTCTTATGAATTTCTAACTTCTATAGCAGTTAAAAACTACTTCCAAAACGGTGGCCAAACAGCTTTAGTAACAAAAGTTGTATCAGGATCTTATACAGGAGCAGTTTCAACTAACTTATTTACAGGGTTAAATAAAGCAACCGGATCAGGAACTATTGTAGCAAATAGTGGAGACCAACAACAATTTGCAGTATTGTACGCAGGAAGTACTTTTACATTCATCGCTACAGGTTCAGCTACACCTCCTGCAGATTCACCAGCAAGTGGATTATTTTACTTCACATCTGGATCAAATTTAGCAACAACAATTACTAGCTTAGTTGCTGAAATAAACGCATATCCAACCTATTTACCAGTTTCAGCATCAGGTACTGCAACAGCATTACAATTAACAGCATCATTAGGAGGAACACCTTATAATGGGATAACTTTCTTAACTGGATCTTTAACAGGTGGAACAGCAAACTTTACCATAACAGCAGCAACTTTAGCAGGTGGTACAGATCAAGTACCATTTACCTTAACAACATTAGGAAAAGGTAATCTTTATAACAACTCAACTTCAGCAACATCTGCAGGAGCACAAAACTCAGACGGATCATTGGTATCAGGTTCAGCAGATAACGTAAGATGGGAAATTTCAAATACTAATACTGCATTAGGAACATTTACAGTAACTGTAAGACAAGGAGATGATAATACAAATAACAAAACAATTCTTGAAACATTTAATGTAAACCTCGATACAAACTCAGACAACTATGTTGAAAAAGTAATTGGTAACCAATACGTAACAGTAGGTACAGATTCTTCAACAGGAACATCATACACTTACTTAAACGGAACATTCCCTAACAGATCAAACTACGTTAGAGTATCTTCAGTAACATTAGCAACTCCAAATTATTTAGCTAATGATGGAGTAACAGTTAATAGAGATGCAGCTGGTAACCTATTCTCAACATACCTACCAAGAATAGCATCAGGAGCATTTTACGATGCAACCGGAGCACCTAAATCAGGAGCTAGCTATTTTGGAGGAATCGGAAATACATCAGGAGAGTCGCAAGGATTAGTACCTGCAAGCTACACAACTGCATTATCATTATTGTCAAACAAAGATGACTACCAGTTCAACATAGTATCTACACCAGGATTACTTAATAATGCAGGATTTACTTCTACTATCAGCTCTTTCATTGCATTAGCAGAAAGTAGAGGAGATTGTATCGCAGTAGTAGATTTAGTAAAAACAGGATCTATTGTAAGCGATTTAACAAGTCAAGCAGCAACAATTAACTCATCATACGCAGCAACATACTGGCCTTGGTTACAAATTCAATCAGCTACAGGTAGAAACGAATACGTTCCAGCAGGAACAGTTATACCAGGAGTTTATGCATTCACAGATGCTGCTTCAGCACCATGGTTTGCACCAGCAGGACTTGTAAGAGGTGGAATTGGTGGAGTAATTCAAGCAGAAAGAAAATTAACTAAAGGTGATAGAGATACTCTCTACTCAGCAAAAGTTAATCCAATTGCTTCTTTTCCAGGTTCAGGTATAGCAGTATTTGGACAAAAAACTTTACAAACTAAAGCATCAGCTTTAGACAGAGTAAATGTAAGAAGATTGTTAATTGAACTTAAGAAATTTATTGGTGATCAAGCAAGAAACTTGGTATTTGAGCAGAATACTATTTCAACTAGAAACAAGTTCTTAGCAACGGTAAATCCTTACTTAGAATCAGTAGTACAACGTCAAGGGCTTTTTGCTTACAGAGTTGTAATGGACGATACTAACAACACAGCAGACGTAGTTGATAGAAATCAATTAGTAGGACAGATCTTTATTCAACCAGCTAAAACAATTGAATTCGTAGTATTAGATTTTACAATTGAACCAACTGGAGCAACTTTTGGATAATTTAGAAACAAAGATATTTATAATAAAATAAATAAAATAAAATGGCAGTATTAGATCCAAATGAAATTATGTTTAGAGCCTTCGAACCAATGGTTCAACACAGGTTCGTAATGTATATAGACAATATCCCAGCATTCATGATTAAAAACGTGAAAGCACCTAACTTCTCAGATTCAGAGATCAAACTTGATCACATTAACTCTTATAGAAAACTAAGAGGAAAAAGAAACTGGGAGAATATGGATATGACACTATACTCACCAATAACACCTTCAGGGGCTCAAGCAGTAATGGAATGGGCTCGTTTAGGATACGAATCAGTAACAGGTAGAGCAGGTTACTCAGATTTCTATAAAAAAGATTTAACTTTAAACATTCTAGGTCCTGTAGGAGATATTGTAGGAGAGTGGATCATTAAAGGAGCATTCTTAACAAAAGGAGATTTTGGACAATATGACTGGACTTCTGCTGATGGAATTGTAGAGATAGGAATTACAGTAGCAATGGATTATTGTGTCCTCAACTACTAATAACATTTAAATAACAACTAACAAGCCTGACAAACGTCAGGCTTTGTTGTTTTAAAAAAGTTTTATTTGTATATTTATATATAGAAAAAGTTACTAACAAATAAAATTTATGGAACAAAAGCAAAAATTTCCTACCGAAATGGTAGAATTACCATCAAAAGGATTACTTTATCCCAAAGACTCTGCACTAGCAGAAGGTAAAATCGAGATGAAATACATGACAGCTCGTGAGGAGGATATCCTAACTAATCAAAATTATATTCAACAAGGAGTAGTTATTGATAAACTATTACAATCTCTTATTGTAACTCCAATTAATTACGGAGATCTTTTAGTAGGAGATAAGAATGCAATCTTAATTGCTTCTCGTGTTTTAGGATATGGAAAAGATTATGAATTTGAATATAAAGGACAAAAAGAAATAGTTGATCTTTCTGAAATAAAAAATAAAGATATTGACTATTCGCTATTGGAAAAAGGTAAAAATGAATTTACATTTACAACTCCTTCTACAAATACAAATATCACTTTTAAAATCTTAACTCACGGAGATGAAAAAGCAATAGAGCAAGAAATAAAAGGATTGAAAAAGATTTACAAAGATTCTTCAGCAGAACTTACAACAAGATTAAAAAGAATGATTACTTCGGTAGAAGGAAGTCCAGAACCTAAAACGATTAGGGATTTTGTTGATAACTTCTTACTTGCAAGAGATTCAAGAGCGTTAAGAGAGTATATTAATATAATCCAACCGGACGTTGATTTAAGATTCTTCCCAGAAGACGGACCAGACGGAGGGGTTGATATTCCTATTGGGGTTACATTTCTTTGGCCTGACGCCGGATTATAGAGCAGGACTCTTTAACCAACTCCACGATATAGTTTTTCACGGAAAAGGAGGATACTCTTTTGAAACAGTATATGAATTTCCTATATGGTTAAGAAAGTTTGTACATAGGAGTATGATTGAGTATTACGAAAACGAAAATAAAGCACAGCAGAAAGCATCAAGGCAGAGCAGTGTCTTGGAAAATGGACACATTAAAGCACCTGATTATAGTACAAAAGCTTCTAGATAATAGAAGCTTTAGCTATTTATAATAAAATATCTGAATTAGATGCCAAATCAAGCACAAAATATAGACCAACTCAATACGGAGATTAACAAACTAAGGACAGAGCTGGGCAAAAAGATCGAGTCACCTTTTAAAGCAGACGAGCTACAAAAAGCACAAGAAGCATTAAAAGGACTACAAGCTACGCAAGCTGAAGTAAATACTACATTCTCAGATCTTACCTCTATACTAAGAGCCAATCTTGCAGAGATGTCAAAGCAAAACTCTGCATTGAGTATTTCAAAGAAAGGATACCAAGGATTAACATCTGTTGTAGAAAAACTTAAGAACGAAGAAGCAGGTGTATATGGTTTCAATACCAAGCAATTAAAGGCTTTACAAGAAAAAGCAAAGATAGGGTTTGATGATTTAAGAAGAAATGTACAAGCACTTACTGCAGAAGAGAGAAGATCAGAAGCAGGACAAGCAATGCTCAAAGCTAGGAGAGCTGGGTATGCTATAGAAAAAGAGGCTTTAAAAGAAATTGAGAAACGTCTAGAACTTGAACAGAAGGTAGAAAAAACTGTAGGAGCTACAGGTGCACTACTTACAAGTACCAATAAATTACTTAGCTCTTTAGGATTTGGTCATATGTCATCTGAGATAGATGAGTTAAATACAAAACTTAAAGATGAACTAAGAGAGGAGATTAAAAAAGCAGGTGATGATGTAAATACTGTAGCACTCAAGTTTAAGTACATGGGTAAAGCTGCAGCTGGTGCTGCAAAGATATTTGCAGACGGATTAACAGAACCTGAATTTGTCATAGGTAAAATCTTCGATACATACCTCAAAATAAACAAAGCATCAGTAGATGCAATACACCTCACCGGACAAAACGCAGTTGCAGCTGCTTCATGGGGAGCAAACTACGCCTCAGCAGTTGATTACCTAGAGACAATAAACGAACTTACCAAGCAAACTGGTATGAATGCCCAAAATATTTTCTCAGAAAAGGTAATAGGGCAAGCGGCAGCATTAAAGACTACAATGGGACTTACAGCACAAGAAGCTGGAGGACTAGCAGTAATGGCTCAAACTACAGGTAGAGAAGTAAACAATATAGTAGACAGTGTAGTAGCTACAACATCTGCATTTAATGGAGCAAATAGAGCAGCAGTAAGTCAGGGAGTGGTATTAAGAGAAGTAGCAAATGCATCTAATTCTATAAAACTATCATTAGCTAACAACCCAGAAGCACTAACAAAAGCAGCAGCAGCAGCTACAAGACTTGGATTATCTTTACAGGATGTAGATAATATTGCAGCATCCTTAACAGATTTCCAAACATCTATATCAAATGAATTAGAAGCAGAGCTATTAATAGGTAAAGATCTTAACTTAGAAAAAGCTAGAGAGCTTGCGCTAAACAATGACTTAGCAGGACTATCAGATGAACTATTTAAAAACTCAGCAGACATTAACGAGTTTGGTAAGTTGAATAGGATACAGCAGGAAGCATATGCTAAGTCTTTAGGAATGACTAAAGATCAATTAGCAAAAATAGCATATAATAAATCTCTTGAATTGGGGATGACTGAAGAGCAAGCCGAAGCAGCAGCAGGGGTAGAAGCTTCAGAAATGAAAAGAATAGCTGCACAAGAAAACTTTGCTAAAGCATTAGAGAAAATATCAGGAGCATTAGCACCAATTTTAGATATAGTAGGAGATATTCTAAGTATGCCTTTAGCTCCTTATATACTACTGGGATTTGCAGCAGTTGCAAAATTAGGAGGAAGTATTCAAGGAGTTGGAAAAGCTTTTGGAGGAATGTACAAAGCTGGTAAAGAAGCTATGGCAGGAGTAGCAGGGCTATTTAAAAAAGGTGCACTAACATCTGCAATAGAAAAATTTAAAGGAGCTTTTGGAGAAGGTGCAGGGGACATGGTTAAGTCTAAGTCAGGCAAGATGTACAGCAAAGACTCCCCTCAAGGAAAAATGATCAGCAACCTTTCAGGAAAAGCTGATAAAGCCGGAGATGTAGCCACTGACGCTCAGGAACAAGTAGGAAGCAAAAGTAAAGGTGGTTTTAAAGAGGCTATGAAAGATGTTGCAGGTGGATTAAAAGCCATGGGAGCAAAAGGAGTATTCCAAGGTATTATAAATCTAGCATTAGCAGGACCTGCTTTAGTACTTGCAGTAGCATCCATCCCGTTCTTATTGACAGTAGCAGCAATAGGCAAAGCAGCAGGAGTAGGATTAAGAGGACTAGCTTCAGGTTTAAAAGCATTAGGAAAAGCAGGAGTAGAAGGGTTTATTGGAGTAGGGCTTATAGCAGCTTTGGGAGTTGCAATGATACCTTTTGGATATGCATTAGGATTAGCAGCACCAGCAATAGAAGCTTTTGGAACAGTTATTACTTCTGTCTTTTCAGGACTAGCAACATTAGTAGGAGCAGTAGCAGAAGGGTTTGTAACAATGATGGGAGCAGTCTCAATGGAAACTATAGGGCCAATGTTACTTCTAGGACCAGCGTTATTTGGAATAGCAGCAGGACTTGCAGCAATTGCAATTGCAGGACCAATGGCAATACCAGCACTACTTGCAGTAACAGGTCTAGCAGCAGTAGCAGGTGGAGTTGCAACAATTTTTGGAGCAGGAGAAAGTAAATCAGCAGGAGAGGCTAAAGGAAAATCAGATGAAGGATCCCTTGCAGCAGTAGAGAAAAAATTAGACGATCTAATCTCAGCAGTTAGAGCAGGAGGAAATGTTTACATGGATTCAAACAAAGTTGGTAAAGCGCAAGTAATGGGAAGTTACAAATCGGCATAAACAAGCTATTTATAATAAATTAAAACACAATTAATATGGGACTATTAGATTTATTACCAACATCTAACTTAGGATTAGACGGAGCAACACCAGCATTGGTACCAAGTGCACAACCAGGATCAACTCTACATAACATCTATTCGATTACGGGAGTACCAGGTCAGAATCAACCTGAACCAGCACCTTCTGCATTAGACTTAAATGGCGTTAAACCAACTATATCTCCTTCAGGACAACAACTTCCTTATTTAGATCATTTACCAGGTTAATAAAACATACTAAATGGCAAGCGGATTAATCACAAAAAACACGGACCTTAAAAGTCTGAAGTATGGTTCTATGCCTCTTGGAAGCGACAAACCACTTATCACAAAAGATATTGGACAAGCACCAGGAAGTCGGATAGGAGCAGAAATTTCACATCGTATTGATGATACTTCGCGTATTGCCCAAATGCTTATATCTAAACCAGGTATAAAGTACCTTCTAACAGAAGCTAAACTTCAGCAAATTGGAGTAGGAAATAGAATTGAAAAAGCACGTAAAGGAGGTAAATCTGTAGCAGGAGCGGTTTTAGGGCAGTTAGGAAACACTCTAGTTACTACGGTTAAAATAATTGGATCAACCTTAGCGCAAGTTCCTGTAAACGGAACAGGTACGCATTTTGTAAAAGCTTTTAGAACTGACACATACCTACAACCCTCAGGAGGAAATAACAGATCTGGTTTTGCACAATTTTTTGGAGCAGGAGGAGTAGA